CAATAGAATGTCTCTCTCCGATCCAGGTATGTCGAAAAAGAGCATCACGGCGGTTCGGACGTACAATAACAGCCACCAAATCTCCATCCCAATCGTTTGCGGGTTCCTCCAGGGACAAGACGCCGTGGATCTGTCTGCTAAGGGGTACCAAGGCCTGAGGCTATCGCTATTGCTCGCTCGGAACAATACGGCGATGTCTGGGTATGACGTGTTCAACGTCACTCCTGCGTCTGGGTTCAAACAAGAGCCTACGACCGTTGTTACCACTCAAGTGGGCGCGGCCTCCGTGGGATACCAATACGAGCTGTCGAATGTGACGCTCAGTTACGCGGCGCTAGGGATCCCACCAAAAATGTTCGATTCGATGCCGGCGTCGTCGGTCAAGTCGATCCGGACCTTCAATTGCCTGGAAAGCACTCTTGTCGCGTCCGATCAAACCGTTGCGTTGAGTCTGGGGTGTAAGAACGTGATCAGCGTCACTCATTCGATATGTCCGTCAATTTTCACGGCAAACCCGAACGTTGACAGCTTCCAAGTAACGTCGCCGCACAACAACTCCACGCAGACGACGATTGGGACACCCGCACCGATCCAGAGCGTTTCCTACCTTCGCGGTGGAACATTGTACCCCTACGAATATCCCTTGGATGCCCGCGATACGGCAGGCGTGGATCCCGAGGGAAGCGTGCAGAGTATCATCACATATCCAGCGATGCAGAGCATCACACTGGGCGACAACCGGATGGTGCAGCTTTCTACGCAAACGAACAAGGGGATTGACTCCCTCAGCACTCTGTCCAACGCGGGAGCATCGACTTCGATGCCTCCTACGATGGCCTCCGACCCTTCCTCATACTACATCCTTGGGACGCCCATCGACCTCGCACGCGGCGGAAGCAATTACGAATCCGCACAGTATGCTGTACGCATTCAGAGTTCTCTCAACGACGATGCATCGACAGCCAATTCGTTCCTCACATTCGTGCGATGCCGCAACGTGATCAAGATCGACAACGGAGACATTTCAGTTATGGAGTGAGATGTCGTTATGTGAAATGGTGTTCGGTATTTTTTTTGTGTGTCCTTGAATAAAAAGAAGGATGTCGGCTCGCGCGTTTGATCATCACGATGCGGTCCTTCGGGGAAGCGATGACACTCCCTCGCGGGTGACTGTGACGACTGAACAGCTTCTTCCTGTAGTTTCGACCACACGGCGCTGCAAATTCGTCCTCCCGACCACAGGGACGCTCGACGCGGCAAATTCGGCGTTGCGGGTTCCGATTCTTGTGACTGGCGCGCCAGACGGAGCCTTCCTTCCAGCAGGAGCCGGTATCTACAGCGCTATTGAGTCAGCGACGCTTTCGTTCAACAACCAAAGGATCCAATCGTTCCGTGACCTTGCATTCTATAGATCGATGACAAACTCGTTCGATACGCCAGATTACAGACACGGAATCCGACGTATCACTGAGGGCGTCAATACGTGCGTTGTCCCGACCCAAGTTCAGAGCCATGTTGCATCGGGAGTTGCTGGGGCGACTGGGAACGCGGCCTTCGGCCGGCTTATGCCGGCTGGAGCAAACGTGGATAAGGTAAATCCCTCAAAAATGCTTCTTCCTGAGTCGATGGCATTGACGTCTTCGGCAAGTACGACTCCACAGTGGACAGTCATGCTTTCCGACCTTTTCCCCCTCCTCAAGGACGTGTCCATCCCTCTTTACGCACTCGACTCGCCTCTCGTCATCGATATCGAGTGGAAGGCGCAGCTTTCGTCGGCGGACATCGATTCCCAGACAAACGGTAACGGCGTGGTCGCGGTTATCATCAACGGGGTCGCCAATGCAGGCGCTATCGCCACCGTTTCGACGGAGCAGATCGAGATGTACATCGACACGATAACATTCGACGATGTGCGCGAAGCCGAGCGTTTGGAGCGAATGAATGCGGAAAAGGGCTTCTCCATGCCTTACGAGACGTACATTAGCAGCGTATCTCAGATCCCTTCCTTGAGCCCGCCCCCCGTCGCACCGGCCATATCGACACAGGGCATTTTTAACACTGTCCCAGTGGCGGGCAACACACTCAAAAGTCTTCTCTTCGCATCCAACGCGCCAGACCAGCCCGGGTCGACGCCAAGGTACAGTAATACGATGTTCGGCAAGTATGCAATGACTGCGCCCTTTGGGGGTGAAAGCTTCGACCTCCGAGCGAACGATTCGCTCCTCTTCCCCTCTCCGATCACATCCGTGACAGAAAAGGCGACGGAATTGTCAATGATCTACGGCTCTCCTGTATGTCTCACTCCAGCGATGTTTTCATACGACGTGACCGTGCAAAAGGGAACAGTAACAAGGCCTCCGGGATTCAACTCCGTCCCAGTGGATCAACAATTCCCCACCATCAACACGGCCGACTTTCAGTTTTACGGACCAGGAATCGTCCTCTCGGACGCACTGACTGGACAACAGTCGTTCACTGGGGCACAATTGAGTGAGGGAATCGGTGATAGCAATGAGATGGGGATGCACCTGAGCAATCAGAAGGGTCTGGAGGTTCTACTGCAGCGTGCGAGGACGGCGACCGACAATTTTAAGTTGAGCAATCATTACTTTGCTCATATTGTACAGCATTTCGGAATCAAGGGCGGTCAGATCCTTATCATGCAGCAGCCTGGGAGCGCGATGGCGTAAAAAAAAGATACAAACGTCTATCCTATTTTTTTTGCATCAGAATCCAGTGGCGCGTGCACCGTAGGCCACAGCTGAGTTGACGGAAGGGGCGACGGCTTGAGAACGGAAGCCTGTGCTGGTCGTGGTCGTCTGTGGAGCGAATGCAGGTCCTTTGGGGACGGGTGGTGCTTTGGTGGGAGCCTTGCTGCCGCCAGTGAACAATTCGTAGAGACCTATCCCCACGCCTGCGAGCGCGGCACCGACGTCGAGGATCGGCACGGTCGATAGTGAGGCGAGAACGCCCTCCGTGGCTCCAAGCGCGGCGTCTGTCGCTCCAAGCGCGACCTCGCCACCTTCGGCTAGGGCTCCTCCTCCACCAGCAAGGGCCTCGCCACCGGCAGCGCCGCTCTCGGCGCCCGCCGTGGCGCCGGCCGCGCCAGATTCGGTGGCAGCGCTTGTGGCAGCAGATGTGTCCGCGGCATCCATCGAAGATGATGCGGCGCCTCCAGGTCCACGTGTAGGGATGGCGGATTCGTCAAATGGGACGTAGGAGTCGTTGAGGTCCTCCAATTGAACGCCTTCGGACGGAGAGGACGCGGTGGTTGGCTTGACGGGAGGGCCGGGGGGCTTGGGGGCGGTCGCGAACTTGTAGGCGGCGTTGACCCCCTTGACCGTCTGACGCAATGCGGGGCCGCTGACTGCCAGTCCCGATGCGACGCCAAGCATAGCATCCATTCTCTCACGCGCCTGATCCTCATCGAGGACATTTTGCTGGAAAACGGATGTTAGTCGTTGCTGGGCGCGCGATGTTGCCTTTTCTATGAGGGCGTCCCTTTTCGAGCTCAATTTTTTGGACAGGGCGGTGGAGACTCCTCCGACAGCGCTACCGAATAGGCTGGAGTCACTCGCGTATCGCTGTCCCGCGGGTACCTCCATTGCGCTTTTTTTATTGTCTACCCCATAGAAAAATAAAGACGAATGTCGGGAAATCAGGGCAAGATACCCAAGCGCTACGTCGCGGATCTGAAGGGAGACGATAAGAAGCGTCAAATTGAGTCGATTCGAGAGGGCAAAGAACGTCCGAAAGACGTGGATTTCGAGTCCAAACGCAGCACGCATGTCGTGGCATTCGAGAAGAAGTACGGGAAGAAGATATCAGATTACGCGTGGATAGACAAGAACCTTCTGAAGAGAGCGGGGATCGAGCAGGTGCTTAACAAGGGAAGGGGAGCTTACTTCTCGTCGGGGTCGCGACCGAAGCAGTCAGCGGAGAGTTGGGCGCGCGCTCGTCTAGCATCTGTTCTCATGGGAGGACCGGCACGGAAGGTGGATCAGAAAATATGGGACGAATTCAAACGGTGAAGAAAATTTTCTCTTACCAATAGACAAAGGCGAGAGATGGACGAAGGAGGCGACATCGACACGACGCTTCCCAAAGAAATATTCGATACGGGCAAACAGACATCCCAGAAGCAACGAGATCATCTGGCGAGAGCGCGCGAGGCTGCGAAGAAGACAATGGAATATAGGCGAGAGCTTGCAAGGAAAGAAGACGAGCGACAGCGCTCGGAGAAGGAAGCGACCGAAAAAAAAGAGGTCGTCGTGCCTGCTCCTCCTCCTGTGCCAGAAGAAGAACATGTCGCCCCTTCAAAACCGGCCGTTTCCGAAGAGGAAAGGGAAGAAAAACAGTTTGCCAAATGGATGAAGCAACTTCAGAGAGCGCAGGCTTTTGCAATCCGCCAAAAAGAAGAAGAGGAAGAGCGAAATAAAGTCCTGTGTGCGTTCTCAAAGGAAGAGCATGAGAGGCTCATGCGCCTCGTCGACGAGGATAACGCGCGCGAGGAG